AGTAAAGTAGGTCAGTTCCAAAACAATCGCTGGGCAACCAGAAGTCAAAAACAACAACGCATGTCACTCAATCTTGATGAAGCCTTTGCTGAACAGTGGGCTGACACTTACGGATAAGGAAAAAAAAATGGCAAATCCAGTTAAAATTATTAAAGCAGTAGTTCGCGGAGTAGGCGGAATCTCAGGAAAGGGTGCAAAGAATGTTGACCCTGTTTACAGAGAGACTGGCAATTCTGTTAAGGTTATTAAGCCTGGAACAAAGCCTTTAACACAACCAAACGTTCCATACCACGCATTTGCTCCACGCAGCGCGGCAGACCTAAAGCGTATGGGTCTTTAATTTTAACTAATGGTAAAACGTACCGAAGTTAAAGTAAATAAAACACCCATTGGTGGCAACACACTCAAGGCAATGAAAATTGTTGATGAGTATGTAATGCCAAAGTCTGCTGCCGATGTCGCATTTCTTGCTGTTGGTGGTCCTGGGCTTCGTGCAATTGGTGGCATCACAAAAAAGGGTGCTAAGTATGTAAACAAAGTTTACAGGAACATGACTAAATAATTTTTGAATCTACGTTAGGATAACAATGGTACTACCAATTGCAGGAATAGTTGCAGCAGCAAGACTTGCTCGTGCAGCACAAGTAGCAACAAGAACTGCCTCTGGTATTAAAACTGCTAAGACTGTAGAAAAAATTTATAGAGAAGGTTCTGCATCTCCAATTGTAAGTGCTCCAACAAAAAGTCAGTCACAGATTAATGCAGAAGGCATTGCTAAAGCAAGAGCAGCATTAAAGATGCCAGCTAAAGGAACTACAGCTGCAAAGAATGCTGATGAGGCACGCAAGCGTGCAGCAGAGGCTCAGTTATACAAAAGTAGAATTAAGGGTAAATAATGGCATTATCAATGGAACAAGTTGCAGCGCGGGTCGAGAACCTTCGCTTCCGCAACGCTGAACGCGACGGTCGCAACCTAGACGTTCTTTCGGTCCGTAAAGGTAATATTGCATCTGTCTATCCTGACTTCTTCCCAGACGGAGTAGATGCTAACGTAGTTGCAAACTTTATTGACGTTGTCGCAAGCGACCTGTCAGAAGTTATGGCACCACTACCTGCGGTCAACTGTTCTGCTGCTAACTCTGTTTCAGATAGAGCACGTTCATTTGCTGATAAGCGCACACGTATTGCCTCTAATTATTTTTCACATTCTGACCTTTCAGTCCACATGTATCAAGGTGCGGACTGGTATATCACTTATGGTTTCCTCCCATTCTTTATTGAATTGGATGAGGAAGCAAAGTTGCCGCGCATCCGCCTAGAAAACCCTGTGGGTGCTTACCCAGAATTCGACCGCTACGGACGCTGCACTGCCTTTGCAAAACGTTACATGACCTCTTTGGCTGAGTTAGTTGCATTATACCCTGAGTACGAATACTCCTTGTTAGGTGGCTACGGCTACAAACAAGACTTAAATACTCAAGTTGAAATGATTCGTTACTACGACAAAGACCAATCAATCATCTATATCCCTACAAAAAATAACTTAGTACTATCACGTGCTACAAATCCATTGGGTAAGATGATGGTTGTAGTGGCACGTAAACCATCTATTGATGATGAACTACGTGGACAGTTTGATGACGTTCTTGGTATCCAGTTGCTTCGCAATCGCTTTGCGTTGCTTGCAATGGAAGCTGCAGAGAAATCTGTACAGGCTCCTATCGTACTTCCACAAGATGTGCAGGAGTTGCAACTTGGTGGCGATGCTGTTATCCGTACAGCAAACCCAGCAGGCGTACGCCGCGTAGAACTTAATATTCCAGCAGGTGCGTTTACTGAGCAGACCTTGCTTGGTCAAGAATTGCGTGTTGGTACACGTTACCCTGAATCACGTACAGGAAACATCAGTGCATCAGTTGTTACTGGACAAGGTGTTCAGGCTCTTATGGGAGCCTTTGATACACAGGTCAAGTCAGCACAAGCAATCTTTGCATCCGCACTGCGCGATGTAATCCAACTTTGTTTCCAAGTTGATGAATTAATTTTCCCAGACGAAAAGACAATTCGTGGTGTAGACTCAGGTTCACCATATGAAATTACATACAACCCTAAGAAGGACATTAAGGGTGACTACTCAGCCGATGTCCGTTACGGTATGTTGGCAGGACTTAATCCTGCACAGGGACTTATCTTTATGTTACAGGCACTTGGTGGTGGACTCATCTCCAAGGATATGGCAATGCGTGAACTTCCATTCACAGTTAACGTAACCCAGGAAGTAGAAAAGATTGAAATCGAGAGTATGCGAGCTTCGCTTCTCGGTTCCATTAATGCACTCTCTCAAGCGATACCACAGATGGCTATGCAAGGCCAGGACGCTTCTGAAGTTGTGCGACAGATTGCGGCTGTCATTAAGGCACGCCAAAAGGGACAGGCACTAGAGGACGTCATTGAAGAAGTCTTTACGCCACAGCCGCAACCAGTTCCTCCTGCTGGAGCCCAACAAGCGGTTGAGCAACCGTCCCCTGTTCCCGCTGGTGTTCCAGCAGGAGGCGCTACACCTGAAATTGAGGCAGCACCACCAGACATTATGAGCTTACTATCAGGTATTACTGGTAGTGGAAAGCCAACAGCAAGCGTTCGTTCAACGCGACGCATATAATCTAGGAGGGGACAATGACTACGATTATTGGTGTTCAGCACGAAGACAAGTGTGTAATCGTAGCAGACAGTCGAATCAACGCTGCTGGTAAAGTTTACACTCACCCCGACATGACAAAGGCAGTTGAACGTGGAAGTTATATTATTTCTGGTGCTGGTAACTATCGTAGTTTACAAGTGGTACTCCATGGGTGGACGCCTCCACTAGTTACAGTAAAGGCTAAAGCAAACTTATACGAGTTTGCAATTAACAAAGTAGTGCCATCGCTTAAAGCGGCACTTACTGAAGCAGGCGTAGACTTTAATAAAACATCAGACGATGATGATAACAAGTTTGAACTAAGTCTTCTACTAGGAATCAATGGAACTATCTTTGAAATAGATTCTGATTTTTCAGTTGGAATGAATAACACAGGATTTTATGGTATTGGTTCTGGTGGTGACTTTGCAGTTGGAGCGCTACATGCAGGAACTACAATGCTAGATGCAATGAGAATTGCAGCAGTTAATAATAACGAGACGGCTCCGCCGTTTCATATCTTTGAACAATTTACTAAGTAGGAGGAAACATGGCTGTAGAAAATCGTGGTGGTGCTAATGGTGGCCCACAGTATAGTCCTACTAATGTTTCTGGTACAGGCGGAGCGGGTCAATCTGGACGCGTAGCACAAGGTTATGCTTATGGCATGAACAAGCAGATTAACGACCAAGCCGCCGCTGCTCCTCTTGCTAAAGTTGCTGCAACCGTTGCACGTCCAATGGATGTAGCACCAACACAGCCACCTATTACTACATTAACCGAACCAACAATGAATCCTGATGAACCAATTACAGCAGGTATTAATATGGGCGCAGGTCCAGGTTCAGAAGCGCTTATGCTTCCAAGTGACGCTGACAACAATGCCGAGTTCAATAAGAGCATTGCATCATATTATCCAGTTTTAAGTTACATTGCTTCCCGTCCTAACACTTCATCAGAAACCCGTCGCGCACTAGCAACCTTGATGAATGGCATTTAATGGACGTATGGAACCGTATTGGTGACCTTGTAAAAGGAACCAGGGACTGGGGTTTAGACATCGGTCTTGCAATTGCATCTCCAGCAAAATTTGCATGGGATATTGCAACAGCTCCATGGAATGACAGAAAAGAATACAACGGCTTTCTTAGTACAGTAAAGCAAGCAACTATTGACCTAGGTAAGAATGCTTTACGCCCAATCGGTGGCGTTCTTGGTGCTATTGAAGCAACCAACCGCAACCTTATTCGCGAGCCACTTTCTGCTATAACATTGTTTGGTTCAAGCCGTGGCAAAGGTTCAATATCTGAAGAATGGAAAAAGGCCTGGGAAGCACGTAATGAAATTTCTTTTGGTCAGGCATTAACTGCACAATTCGGTCAGGCCGTCGGAGATTTCTTACCAGATGATTTAACTCCAAAGTTTATGGACTCTGACTTTGATATCTACGATGACAAGCAACGCGAAGAAGCTTTTAGTAATAGCCTTATGGGTCGATTGACATCAGGTACTGTTGACACAATCACTCAGTTTGCTGGGGACGTTTCAATTATCGGTGGAAAGTTTGTTGCAACAAAGCGTGCTGCAGATTCTGCTAAGGATGCAATCCTTGCACTTCGTGAGGTTCGTGCAGGTGCTCCAACAACTAGCAAGTTATCAGATAAGTACAATAGACTTGCTGAAGATTTCGCTAACAATGATATTGCTTGGGCGCAGAATCACCCTTGGATTAAGGGTAGCAACAATGAAGCTACTGTTTCTTATTTATTGGGAACTGCTGCGACTAAAGAAGAAGCAGTCAACACAATGCTTGCAGTTATGGGCGACAAGAGCGGTATAGATATTCTTGATGAGTTGAAGCGCCCAGACATCGCTGCACCTTTGCGTATCGCAAATGGCGAGATGTCAATGAGCGATTACAAAGTTTTACTCAACGAAGAAGCAAAGTTAGTCGATGCTACAACTGATGATATGTTGCAGTTTGCCCTACGCACACCCGATGAGATTCAGGCTGACCGTGATTTTATTTCTGCATGGGCTAAGCATGACCGTTATGTAGACACATTACTGGGAGTTTCAGAAACTCCAGCACTTGCAGAAGGTGCAGGTGGTTTATTCCAGGGTACAGGTCGTTTCCTTGCAACAGCACGCAGCCTACCATATCACTCAAATGCTGTAGCTGATGCACAAATTACAATGTATCAGCCGACACCGTTCCATAAATTGTACTACAAGGTAACTTGGGGACAAAAGGAACGTCCAAGTGGTGTAATTAATCTTAACGAAGGTGACTCAATCCGCGAGGTAACAGCAGTTACTGACCGTTTGATTCAGTTATCTAGGCCAGTGCCTACAAAAGGTGCAGCTTTTATCACTCGTTTGCAAACTGGAACCTTTACGACTCAAGATGCCCTATCATACGTCGAACGATACGCTCGCGCAACAACACCAGAAGCGCGTGCTCGTGTCATTAATGACCTAGAGCAGACTGGCTACAGAATTGTTGCTGCCAAAAACGGCGTTTCTGAAGAACAGGCTGAACAACTTTTTAATTATCACACACAATTGCGCGCTGGTAAACTACGTGAATCCAAAGAAGAAGGATTTATGTACGACCATGAACTTAATCAAATGATTAAGGTACCATTGTTTGAATCTCAAACAGCAAACTTTTTACCAATTGCAGATTTTGATTCAATTGATGCAATCATTAAAAGAAATGGCAGCACATTACGTGCAGTCGGCGGTAGTTTGCATGACACAATTGCAATAACATCTGACCTGTGGAAGGCTGCAGTTCTTCTGCGCCTTGGATATCCTATCCGCAACGCAGTTGACTCGCAGTTGCGCATCTGGGCTACAGTAGGTGCTATGGCTTCCTTGCGTCACGCAGGTGAAGGAATGAGAAATCTAGTTGACAATACTAGAACTGCCAAGAATCGCATGGTTGATAATTATCAAGCGCCAACTAAGGTAGATTACAAGGCACTTAAAGATGAACTTCAAAAGAGTGGTGCAGAAATTGCACGCTTGTCAAAGGAAGTTGCTGGTCTTGAATCACGCATTGTACTAGAACCAGAAAATGCAGATTTAATCGGTGAATTAGTTGTAAAGCAAAAGTCACTAGATACAGCAAATGCTGCTTACGAGTCAAACAATGTGGCACTTACTAAGTTGGAACAATCAAAGGTTGCTTCACGCAAGAAGCGCATCGGCGAGCAGGACATTGAACTTACATCAACTGTCGATAGTCCAGACGGAACCAAGTACACAATCTGGGGTGCCTTTGGCGGCCCTAATGGTGGATTGTTCCGTGAGTTGAACTCATCACAGCAGACTTTCTATTCACTCCTTGAGGACTACTCTACCATTTATGGTGCAAACGTAGCAAGTAAGGGCCGTGGTGCTGTGCGTCCAGGCGATGTTAACTACTACCAAGAGTGGACAAATGCCATTAATGAGACATTTGCTAATGCTGCAGTTCCTCGTGGACTTATGGCTGGCAAGAGTGTTGATGAAGTAGCAAAGGAACTTGCAGACAACAAAGAACTTCGTGCTCGCTTGGGTATTGCCCGTGCCGACTCACTTGAGTATGTTGTTACAGCGCAGAAGTTCTTAGACAACTACATACCTGACGGTTACGGCATACGTGAGAAGATTATGTCAGCGCTTCCTGGAGAAGAAGTTGGCAAGGTAACAGAAGATTTCCTCCGTAATGCAGTACGTGACCCTAATGCACTACCTATTGTGCACGGTCATTTACTGGATGCTAACATGAATCTTAGGCCACGGGCTGTTACTAGACAAATTACATCATCATTGTTTAAGTATCTAGCGCAAATACCTGAAGATAACTGGGCACGTCATCCATTGTTCATTGACCTATATGAGAAGTCTATTCAGAAGCGTCTTGAGACGGCAGAGTTCTTAAAGGGTGGAACATTTACTCGTGAAGAGTTCGCTGACCTACAATACAACTTAACTGCAGGTGCACGAGCAGATGCTCTTAAAGGTGTAAAGGGAATCCTTTATAACGTAGAACGTCGCTCAAATGCTGCACATATGCTACGCTTTGTATCACCATTTTTCTCTGCACAAGAGAATGCAATTAAGACATGGTTCGGAATTGCTATGGACAACCCTACTATTCTTAACCGTGCTAACATTATATGGAATGCACCTGAGCGTTCAGGTCTAATTACCGATGAAAAGGGTGAGCCAGTCCCACCAGGACAGACACTAAACCCTAACAACACAATGTGGCTTCCTGTGCCTAAGGCATTAAAGAAACTTCCTATCATTGGTGAGGGGCTATCGTCACTTGACCAGATAGGTATTAGTAAGCGAAGCCTTGATGTTATGTTCCAGGGTAATCCGTTTGGCGTATCTGTCGGACCATTCGCTGCAATTCCTGTAGCAAATGTTTTGAAGTTAAAGCCAGAATTATCTGAAGTAGTATCGTTTGCATTCCCATACGGACCTGATGCATCACTATCTCAGTTCCTACCTACATGGATGCGCAACTCTTTGAAGGCTGTACAAGGCCAAAACAACGATGACTATGCTAAGACATATCAACTTATCTGGTTAACGGAACAGCAAAAGGCTCAAGAAGCTGGTACTGCCTATCTTACAGATGGAGAGATTAAGAAGAAGACTGACGCATTCTACAAGATGCGTGTAGCTGCTAACTTAATCCTACCATTTGCACCACAATTCGAAAGCCCTTACCGTTTCTATATGGATAAGTGGCGTGAATACAGCCAGACTTATGGCTTGGGTGCAGATGCTAAGTTCCTTGAAGATTATCCTGAGTACTTCGGATTTGCTACATCTTTGTCTAAGAACCCTACAGGTTCACAGGCTACAATGGATGATGTACAGAATGCTAAGCGTTATACAGACTTAATCGCTGACGTAAAGGGTGATAACTCATACCTTATTGGCCTAATTACCAAGGGTTCAGGTGCTGCCAAGTTTAATCCTACAGCATACTGGTGGCAATCAGAGACATCTATTTCACCAGGAAGTTCCGAGAAGTACCGCGGTAAGCAAGACCCTCAAGAAGCACAGCAACAGAATGCTGCTCGTGAAGGCTGGGCTAAGTACCGCCGTGCCATGGCAGTTCTTGATGCACACCTTGACAAGCGTGGACTTACATCACTACAACAGGCAGGTGCTGAAGACTTGGCCGCTGCGAAGCAGGCTATCGTTAAGCAACTAGCATCTGAAATTGACCCAGTTACAGGTCAGCCAACAGGCTCACCTAGTGCATGGTACCAAGACTACCGTGATGTTGATGGCACAAAGGGTGCAAAGACAATCATTGGATTCAAGAAGATTCTTGCTAATGAGAAGTTCATGGCAGATAATGCTGATGACCCTACATGGAAATCAGTTGCTGTATATATGAAGGCAAGAGATGCAGTTGCAGCAAGATTACGTGGACGAGCATCTAATAATATCGATGCTAAAGATAACATAGATTTGCGTATAATTCTTGACTACTATGTTAACCAACTTAAAGCTGGTGATTTAGAGTTTGCTAATATCTATGACAGATTCTTATCACAAGATAGAATCTATGACAAATATCTAGGTTCAGGACTATAGTAATCATGTTTTACCAACAAACATTTAATAGCAATGGAAAAGGTTTATAATGGCTGGAGATTCATCAAAACTTGGACCAGATTCCAAGGGATATGTAATTGACACAGTAACGGGTAAGAGAGCCAACGGTGAATACAAAAATCCACGCACTGGTATCGTATCCTATTACAGTGATGGCCTTCCAGCAAATGCTGATGGAGTCCCAGTTAGACTTAGTTTTAATCCAGATGGCACTATAAAGTCTACACCATTGCAAACACCCTCATTAGCGCCTAAACCAAAACCAACTGGCTCTACATCATCAAGCAGTACAGAAAAGTTGCTTGCTGAAAAAAAGGAATTAACAGCAAGAATTGCTGCTAATTCTAAAGTAGATATTACTGCAAATACTGCAGCGGAACGTATTGCTTCTATGGAGGCTACAAAAGCAGACCGTGCTAGACTGGCTGAGATTAATCGTCAATTAGCAGGAGAAGCCAAGACTCCACCAAAGTCTGATAAACCTGTACCTTCGCTTAAGGGACCAGCCCTTGCACCGAATGCACCTGTCGGTATTACTGATGATTTAGCTGCAGACCTTAGAGCAGCCACTGGTCTTGACATGAATGACCCATCTGTATGGGCAGCAGGAGCAGCTGGAAGTACAGCGTTTGTATATACTGGAGAAGTTAATGACCCTACAAAAGGATTAACTTTTAAGGATGGCAAACCAGTATCATCAGTTACACCTACATTAAAGTTGGCTTCAAATTATGCGGCTGACTTTTGGAATAACCAGGATTTACAGAATAGAATTATTGGTGCATATGCTGCCAAAGGCAAAACTATTAGCACTGTAGAGGCATACGGTTTATGGTCACAACTAGTGACAACTGCAGCTACAATCTATCAAGGTGGGCGTGGACCTAAGGTTACTCCACTTCAGTTACTAAATGATTCATTAAAGTCTGTAAAGGGAGATGAGCCAACTCTTCCAACTCGTTCTATTTCAGAGTTAGACAAGGTTAAAACATTCGAAGCATTAGACCAATGGGGTCTCAGTAAGATTGGTCAGAAGCTAGATGCCACCCAAAAAGAAGAACTGTTTGACCTACTTAACAAGGCCAACACTGGTACTCTTACTACCTACAAGAAGGTTAAGAACAAGAAGACTGGAAAGTTGGAGAATGTACAGGTTACTACACCTGGTCTTACTGCTGAAGCATCTGAAGCAATTGTTGAAAAGAAACTTAAGGAATCAAATCCTGAGGAATTCGAACGCCGCAAGGGATTTGAGTTTATGAAAGATATGACTAGTATCTTGTCTGGAGGTCTATAATGGCTATTAGCGACAACGATGCTACCGTAGCAGAACAACTTCAAATGATTCTTGCTCTCAAGGCTACTGACCCAGACCTTGAGAAAGCATGGCAGGCATATCTTAAAGGGGACATGGACGGCTTCCGTTCTTTCGTTTTAGGAAGTGCATTCTACCGAAACAATAACTCTATTGCTCGTACCAGACAAACTGCGGCGACTAATCAGCCTGGCGTATATGCACAAGACTTAAATGCATACAAGGTAAAGTCAAAGAAGCGTTTGATTCAGCAAGGTATTCAATGGACACCTGGTGTTGAAAAGCAAGTAGAAATTGGTTACCAGAGTGGTATGAGTGAAGACCAGGTTGACCAGTTAATTGTCAAGTCTGGCTCTATGGGCAAACTTGGTGGAAGCACCATGAGTTCCGTATCGGCATTGCAATCATTCGCTAACGCCTACGGCGTTGGCAACCTACTAAACACTGCATATTGGGATACAAAGTCGACAGCATTATTTGCTGGTGAGACTACAACAGACGATATCATGAATGATATTAAGAATCTTTCCGCTAGCGCATACCCTGCATATGCAGAAGGAATCAAGAATAACGTATCTTTGTCAGCCCTTGCATCTAACGTAACATCTTCAGTAGCTAACATTCTAGAACTAGACCCAGATACAGTAGACTTTAATAATCCTTTGGTTAAAAGAATCATGGGTTACATTAACCCTACTACTGGCAAGCAAGAGATAATGCCACAATGGATGGTTGACAAGACAATCAAGAGTTCACCTGACTGGGTATATACAAACAATGCACGTAACACTATTGATTCACTTACTACTAAAGTATTCAGCGATTGGGGTCTGATGTAATGAGATACAATCCAGAATTAATGATGGTTGATGGTGAAGGTGGCGGTGTACCCAATAACCCTACGCTAACTCCAGCACAGATGCAAACAGCTGTTAGAAAACTAGGAGCAGGTCAGCCATTAACTGATGCTGAAAAAATTGCATTAGGTGTTCCAGTAAGCGTAAGCCCTGCTGCTGCACCAAGTGAAGTTCTAAGTGGACCAGTGGGCATGGACGACCCACGTTACTACACAATGAAGGTCGGCTCAACTGGTAAAACCTCTGCACAATTGGCAGCATTTGAGAATGCTACTAATACTGCTACAGTAATTAACCAAAACGTGCCTGGATATAAGTCAACTGTAGACCCAATAACTGGTCAAGTAACTACCAAAAAGACCACAACCGCTACCCCACCACCTCCTCCAGGAGTTGTACCAAATGCTCCGTCACCGCAAACTATTATTAATAACATAACTGACCCTGCTGTACTTGCTCTGATTCAATCATTAAATTCTCAAATTGCTAACTTATCTAATGCAAACAAAACAGCCGCAGACTTAGCGGCAGCTGAGAAGAAAGCTGCAGCAGAGACTACACGTAAGAATGCTATAGATGTTCTTACTGAGCGCTTTCAGCGTTATGGTCTAGGCAGTCTTGTTAATAAGATTAAAGAACTAGCAATTGATGGCGCAACTGAAGCAACGATTACATTAGGCTTGCAAGAGACTCAAGAGTACAAGACGCGCTTCAAGGCAAATGAAGCACGCATTAAGAAGGGCTTAGCAGTTCTTAATCCTGGAGAGTACCTTAATGTTGAAGATGGCTATCGCCAGGTTCTACGTGCGTATGGACTCAAGCAGTTTGATACTGATGATTATGTATCTCAGTTCATCGCTAATGACGTATCTGCTGCAGAACTTTCTAACCGTGTGGTTACAGCAGTACAGCGTGTACAGAATGCTGACCCTGCTATCTCACAGCAACTACGTGATTTCTATGGCATTGGCCAAGCAGACCTAGTTGCTTATGTACTAGACCCTAACCAGCAGTTCCAGAAGATTGAACGTCAGGTTGCAGCATCTGAAATTGGTGTAGCAGCGGCACGTCAAGGGCTAAAGACTGGTGTATCAGTTGCTGAACAACTAGCAGCACAAGGTGTTACACAGGCAGAAGCACAAAAGGGTTACGCAACTATTGCAGATATCCTTCCAACTGCTGAGAAACTATCTGATATCTATGGCACAACTCTTGATAGTTATGGCCAGACAGAAGCTGAGCAAGAGGTATTTAATAGTCTAGCATCAGCACAACGTAAGCGTCAAAAACTTACACAACGTGAAATTGCATCCTTTAGTGGTGCAGCAGGCACGAACAAAACAAGTCTTACTACATCTGCAGTAGGACAATTCTAGAATCCTGAACGGACCTATCGGCCCCGTCAGAGTAATAGACCGATAGTAGGAGCCAGCCAATTTCCCCGAATTGAACTGTGGCCTGCGAACTAACAACGAATAGAAGGGTGGGTTGCTATGAGCAACAACTACTGGGACGACGAAGACGAAGACCAAGATACCGACACAGACACACACATGGACGGCAGTGACTTACTTAAAAAGTTACGTAAAGCCAAGCGTGCAGATGAAAAGCGTATTAAGGAACTCACTGAGCAACTTGAGGGATTTTCCAAGGCGCAGCGTGAGTCTACCGTTAAGTCAGTACTAGAAAAGAAGGGTGTAAACCAAAAGGCAGCACGTCTAATCCTTAAGGATTTAGATGGAGATTTCTCTGAAGAATCAGTTTCTAACTGGCTCAACGATAACGGCGAACTATTTGGTTTAGAAGTATCAAACAGACCTGACGAACAAAACCTAGCGACGCTACGTCAGCAGGACGTCATGACTCAAAATGCTTCCACCCCAGACAGAGCACAGGACTTAGAGCAACGCATGGATAATGCAAACTCTATGGAGGAACTCCTCACCCTGATGCAGTCACAACAATAATATCCGTTCATAGTCAAGGAGACTAAAAGAAATGCCTAACGCATATACAGATACGTCGAGCACATCATTCGGCGGTACAGTAGGCGGCGCAGGCCTCGTACAGAAGGCATATGACCGCCTTCTCGAGTTCGCTCTCCGTTCAGAACCCCTAATTCGTTCTGTCGCAGATAAGCGCCCCGCACGTCAAGCAATCCCAGGTTCAACTGTAGTTCTACAGAAGTACGTTGACCTAGACACAAAGACATCTACTCTAACAGAAACAGTTGACCCAGATGCAGTAGCATTGTCA